GGGCGTCTTTGGTCTCGTTCCAACGGCCTTCTAATAGTTGGGTTGTCATTTCTTATTTTCCTTTAAAAAAATTTACTACTATTTTAGCCCTGCTAAACGTCGAATTTCTACAACATTGTTGAGTGATTCGTCGTCTGTTTTAGCAGATTTATCACCTGTCACTTCTGTACGTGACTCAGCTAAGACCGGCTTTTCAGCTTTTGGTTTCGCAGAGACATTGTTTAGAACTGCTGGTAGATACTTTTCATATGCAGCCTGAAGACGTTCAGTTTGCACACTTTCGAGCAAGCTAGACATTACATCTGCTTTCTCTTTGTTCAGAGGTTTAAGTAATTCATCAAGCTTCTCTTTACGAGCTACGCTTTCTGTGATCACTTGAACTTCACGATTCTTACTTTCAACTAAAGCTTCTTTTTCTGCGATTGCTTTAGAACTTTCAGCGATAATTGCATCTTTTTCTGCGATTACAGCTTGTAGTTTTTCAAATTCTTTGTTTTCACTTAGGTGTGTAACAGCGAATTCATTAGCAAATGCTTCGAAGATACGACGACCAAACATGTTCTCGCGAGCATTTTGGATGTCTTCTTTAAGTTGAGCTAGTTCTGAGCCTAGATTGTTTGCTACTGCTTCCTTAACAAGGTTAGCTGAACGTTTAACAAAAGCTGTTTGTAGTTCTGCTAATTTGTGTTTAGCTTCTGCTACTAATTTAACTTTAGTTTCAACAACTGCTTTCTTGTCTTGGTCGAACTCTTTGATCTCTTCAGCTAATGCATGGATGACAAATTTCTCTAACTTAGCGATTGCTTCAGTTTGAGTTTTGCGATCTCCGCGTAGCTCTTTGATTTCTTCAGCAAGTTTAGTAACTAAAAAGTCATTAAACTTACCTGCACTTTCGATCATGTGAGTTTTAAATTTCACGCGATCTTCTGCTAGAGCTTTTTTCTCTTCGGCAAACTCATTGAGTTCGGCGGTGAGACTTTCAGTAACCATTTTGTCTAGAGCTTCAACCATTACATTTTTGTCGTGTTCATAGCGACCCGCAAATTCTTCACGCAATTCTGCGCGAATAGTTTCACGAGCTTCAACTAATTTAGATTCCCAAGCTTCGTTTAAAGCAGTTTGAGTTTCTTCATTGATGATGCCGGAATCCAACAATGGTTTGATAGCGTCTAACATTGTGATCTCCTATTTAATTTTTAGATCTTTGATCAAGCCTTTTACAGCTTCTCTCAAATACTTCTGTACTTTTTGATCTGCGCTGGCCTCTTTAGCCATCTCGAATACCTTGCTGCCACCACGCATATTCATCAGTCCTTCGTAAATCGCTGTTGGATATGCATTTGGTGCGCTGGGTTGCGCAACTACATCTACTGTGACTATTTCAAAGTCACTCACTTTGCCGTCTCCCTCGCTCACGTTGCCGCTACCACGAGATGAAACACCAAGTTTTACTCCTGATTCCAACATAGTAGTAACTAGTACACCCATTGGAGTAGGAAGAACTCTTAATTTACCAAAACCGTTAGGACCATCCATCCACATATCAATGATCATATGTGAAACGCGATCTAGATTAATTTTCAAATCATCTGGGTGATCGACTTCGCCTAAGACGCTGTAACCACCCTTGATTTGTTCATTTAATGCAGAAACGGCTTTTTCGATCTCATTTACTGGATATACACGTTCATTGTGGTTTTTAACGCCACCTTGGATGAATATACCCTTCATGTAAAGATTCTTACTCTTGCCATCGTGCGAGTCTTCAGTTAAGACTTCCATCCTCGCCGCGTCAAAAGTTAAGTTTTCTTTAAGATAAAATGCCATTATAGTTTCCTAATTATTTTGCTACTGGTGTTGTTTTGTTAACAGCACCTTCTTCTTTTTTAACTGCTGATTCTTTTTTAGCGTATGCTTGACCAGCTTTAGCACCAGGTTTATTTAAAGGATCATTAATCAATTGACCTTTTGGTTTCACTGCTGCTTTTGGGCTTGTGCCGTCTGGATTAGATTCTGCGCCACCTTTAGCGATGTTTGCAGAACTGCCACCCATATCATTTTTACCAGCTACAGTAGATGATTTGTTAACGTTTGCTGACCCTTGTGCGCCAGCTTCTTTACCACTTTCTGACTTTTGACCATGATCAGCTACTTTTTCAACGTATTCGCGAACGATAGTTTCATCAACTTCATCAACTTCTTCAGCTTCTTCGTCTTCGTGTTTAGCTTCGTAGAATTCTTCTTCCTGCATTGCATCATAACTCATGCCACCATGCATTTCTGCCATTTCATCATCGTCACCAGGCATAGCTTCTGCGTTGTCGTCACCAGCCATCAATGCATCAAATTCTGCTTTTAGTTCGTCTAGGGCATCTTCAAGATCAACTACGCGATCTTCAAGCTCTTCTTCGCCGCCTACATCAGCATGATGATCTTCTTCGTCGCCCATTGGTTCTTCAGAATCAAGAGCTGGTTCGTCGCCCATTTCTTCGTCTTCTTCTGAAATGCCTTGCTCGTCAATTGAAATTTCGTCTACTAGGTCTTCAACTTCGTTGCCACCAACTTCTGCTAGGTCTTGTTCGTCGATTAGTGATTCGTAGATATCACGTGATTTTTCTACTACGATTGTATGGAATAATTCACGAGCTTTATCAGTTTCATCGTTGATAATGTGCTCGATCAGTTGTTCATATTTGTTCATGAAAGAACTCCTTAAAAAATATTTAATCCGGACTAATACTCAAGTTATCAGTATTATGTTTATATATTTACACTTTGATTACAAAAAAGGGGTTAAATGCTGTGTTTTTGATTGATTTTGAAGGATAATTACATCATTGGTGCCTGTGCTGCAGGCTGTTTGTATTGGTTTTTCACGTTTTCTACTTTTTGCTCGTGCTCTAGTTTGCGCACATCATTCATGATACGCAGGCGATTGATCTGTTTTATAGTCAATTTGGTCTTGCGCAGATCGCTGAGTTTTGGCACAGTGTTGTCTTCTTTTTCTGTGCTGTATCCTGCAGGGTTAGAGTCAAAAATTTCTAAGATGTTCATAAGAGTATTTACCAAATTACCTATAAACCTAAGCTACCACCGGGTGCTTCTGGTGCGGCTCCTGCGGTTTCTGGAGCAGCGCCTGCGGGTATCTCACCTGATACTGTCTCTATTGGAGCTAGATTGTCCATATCTTGCTGTAGCCCTGCTGTGGTCACTCCAACTGCACGCAATCCTGCTTCTGGTGCTGTGGTCTGCTCAGCTTCACCGTTTTCTTCATTCCACATTTCTTCATTTTCCTGCATCTCTTCTTCGCTAAGATCTAGATAGCGTTTGAGCAAGAAACGTTTTGAAATGTATGGTACGGGTTCTAATGATGTAAATGCCTGTATGCGCACCGCATCTACTTCTGCTTGTCTGTATTTGGCAAAGTTTTGTGGTTCATTGAATCGCAGTTCGAACACTGATCCGTCAATGTTGATTCCTCTCCAGCGCATGAACATCTTGAATTCTTGATCTAGTTTTTCAACTATCAGCATCTGTAGGCGTTTGCAGTATTGATTAAAGCGCCATTCTTGGATTAGTGCTGTTGTAGCACGTCCATCGCTATAGCCACGTTCGCTGTCATCATCACCTGTTGGTAAGTAACTACTTGGAATACGTAAACCACGAAACATCTTGTTGGTAAAGAAACGTAAGTCTGTGATTTCACCTAGATTCTGACCGCCTGGGAATACATCTACGCTGGATCCACGACCATCTGCTGTCACTGGAAAAAAGTAGTCTTCGTTGGTACTTAATGGATTATATGTAGCATCCATCATGTTTTGTCCACCACCGGTCTGTGTGGGAATACGACGTTGATGTATTTCATTCTTGATGCGATCAACAAAAGCCATGGCCATATGGCTGGGCATGTTACCTACGTCAATCTTGAATACGCGACGTTCTGGAGCACGCTGTATGCGATAAATTAAGATAGCATCTTCAAGCAATTCTTTTTGTTTGAATACTTTAAAAATACTTTCAAGGATGCTGTTACCAAAAGGCCAATTTAAGTCAAGACCTTCTGTAAGGCTGATATGCACCACGTGTTCAGCATCGATAGGTGCTTCGTTCTGCGCCTGGCTAAAGCGTGATCCGCCACTGTAAGGTGCATTTGGTTGTACGTAGCTGCCGCTAGGTCCACCTATCTGTGGATGATTAATATAAGTATCACTGGAAGATACGCTGGTAGCGGTAAGATTCTTAAAATTGATATTGATGTCTTTGATCAGATACTGTTCTGGTTCCTTACCTTCTGCTTCATTGACTATAACTTTAACTACCTTGTGCATCTCCGTCCAATAGAGTTCAAATGTTTCTGGATCACGTAGGAATACCTGATCACCATATTTGATCACGTTACGGAACAGTTTATACAGACGTTTGTTTAGCTTGTTGAGATTACACCATTGATTCAGCTGATCTTTAAGTATCTTGATCTCGTTGTCGGTGGGTTTTTCTTTAAAAAATAAATCAAACCCTGTACCATTTTCTAAGTTTGTCTGTGTGCAGAAATCAGCGATGATGTCTAGGGCAGCATTGACTTCCGAATCCATGTCCATCTGTTCATATTGATTATAGCGTTCAGTACGATTTGGATGTCCAATATAAACTTCTGGTAGCTTGCTGGCGAAGTTACGATAGCCTGGATCTACTGCTGAACCGCTGTTGCCCAATGGGCTCATGAGACCACTGGTCGTTGGACTAGCGGCTTTGAAATACTTTTTCCATCCTGCCATAATAGATTCTCTTTAAGTTTACAGTATTTATCAGCTTAAACAGTGTTCATAGCAATTTGTGATGATATGCTGTTGTTATTCTGCATGGCGCGGAGGATTTCGGCTAGGATGCCGCTTTGTTGATTTACTGCGGCTGTGATACTACTGCTGTCCATGCTTACTGGAATCGAACGGTTATCTGGTAAGGGCACCACTGCTTCTGTACCATGTAGAATTTCTGAGTAGCCACTAACTGGTCCGGTGCTAATACCCCCTAGAGCTTTACCTTTTTGTATCACCGGTGTGACTGGAGTTGCGGCCGCACCAACTGTATTAAAAAACTGCTCAAAGAATCCAACTTTTTCACCTGTTGCCGTTTTTCCTGTAGTGGCTATGCTCATCATGTTTTCAGTTGCTGTAGTACCAGTAGCAGCCGCTGCAGATTTACCATAAATGCTTTCAACTATCTTCTGTATGCCTTTGAGCATTGTGCCTGTTACATCTGCATATTGGCTGAGCAATGGCAGTAGTTTATCTTCTAAAGCAACTGCTAGTTTCTGAGCGGCAGTGCTGGCTGTTATAAATCCTTCTGTGAGTTCATTTGTTGGAACTTTAGCACCTTGTATTTCTTCTTCAACTGATGCGAATGTTCCTGTAGCTATCTTTTGTGCTCTTTGGAATGCGGCTAATCTATCCTGTTGTATAGCATTTATTTTTGCATCGCCCGTGGCAAAAGCCGCTATGTTCATCGCGGCATTATTTTGGAATTGAGCTATAGTAGATTGTGAATATCTACCTTGTATTTCTGCTACGCTTCTAGTATCTAATGCACCTTGTAGGAATTTCAGATAGATTTCTCTTCCCATAGCGGCACTTTCACTATTAGTAGCTTCCATGATAGCCGCTTCTTCATTTAACACTGCCCCATGGAATACCACTCGATCACGCAGAGCTTTCTTTTCAAGCTCAGTCATGGTAGCCATAGCGGAATTGATCTGTGCAGCCTGTGTTGGACCCATCTTGGCTAGCTCTGCTTGGAAGGCCGCGATGTTATTTTGTTCTTGGACCTGCTGTATTTTGGCTTTGGCATCTTCACCAGTTAACGCAGATATCAATCTTAGATTTTCTGCATACTTTTGTGTTTCTCTAGCTAAGGTAGCAGTGTCAAAACTCTGTCCTGTACGGCGGATATTAGCCATCACTGTGGCTGTGAGTTCTGCTTGCTCTTCAAATCCAAATCCTAGGCGTTGTAACTGCTTGCGGATATAACCACTATTAGCATCAAATATCTTGCCTACCTGTCCAACTTTACGTGCACCTTCTGCTACACCCATTCCAGAAAATGCTAGATCGCTGGACTGCTTGCTGATCACATTACTAAATTGTTGTAGTGTCAACCCTGCACTTACGCTGGCTTCTCGCATGCCCTGCATACCTGTGGCAAACACAGCGCCTGCGGCATTGGTAGCATTAAATGCCTTTTCAGTTTTAGCTAATTCTTTGCTAAGAACTTCATTAGCAAATTTAAATGCTTTTTCCCCAGATTCACCTACAAACTCAAGTGCAGATCCTGCTAGACTAGCTATTTCAGCTAGTATAGGAGTTTTTGATTTCATACCAAAGCTCGAAACACTTTGACCTAAAAGTCTAACTCCACTGGCAGTAGCTTCAATGGCACTGTTCATTAGATCAGATGATAATTCTGTACCACTTGCTCCCACTTGTAATTGTTTTACAAATCTACCTGTACTTTGTGTTACATTAGTAGTCAGCTCTGTACCAAACTTTTCGGCTGCTTCTTTGATTCGTTGGGTGGCTGCTTCTTTAACTAATTGCTGGCGTGCTTCTTGTAATTCTTCTAGTTTTTTCTTTTGAGTAGCATCTTTAGCCTGATCTGCTAGATCTTCGATAGCGTCATTGAGTTGTTCAAGAGCACGCAGTTGATCTGCATAGCCAGCACGACCTTTCTTGATCTCCTTGTTTAGTTCGTCAAGAGATTTTTTAAAGGCGTCGGCTCCTTTCTTGGCCGCATCGCCAAAGTTTTTCAGCTGTAGATTGGTTATGCCAAATCGTTCACCTAGGGCTCTTAGCTGTTCCTCAAACTCGCGTCTTATTTCTTCATCCATCGAGATTTTCTTTATCCTGTGTTTTTGGTGCTATAAATATAGTATACGATACTACTCTATTATTTATAGGATTTCAAACCATGGATCAAACTACACCAGCAATCGCATCGACTAATCCCCTAGCCAAGCATTTCCGCCAAGCCAGCATCTATTTTAAACTGCCCAGCGGTGGACAATACTGGCCACCGGGCTCATTAGATCTACCACCAAACAGTGAAATTGGTGTGATGAGCATGACTACTAAAGATGAGATCACGCTGAAAACACCAGATGCTTTACTCAATGGTCAGGGTGTAGTTGATGTTATACATAGCTGTTGCCCTGCTGTCAAAGATGCATGGAAGATGCCCAGCATAGATGTTGATGCTGCACTCATAGCCATACGTATCGCCAGCTACGGTAATCAGATGGATTTCAGTGCCAAGTGTCCGCACTGCACACAGACCAATGAGTATGCTATCGATCTAGGCAAGACCTTGACCAGCATCACACCACCGGACTATACTATACCTTTACTAGTAGATGGACTCAAGATAAGTGTGCATCCGCAACCTTATTTCAGCATGAACAAGACCAACATGATCGCATTTGAGGAACAACAGATCATGCGAAGTCTAGCAGGCTTAGAGGATAATCCTGAAGAAGCCAAAGCTAAATTTGATCTGCACATAGCCAAAGTCATAGAGTTAAATATAGCCTTGTTAGCTAACAGCACCAAATCGATCGAAACAGAATCGGGCGAATTGGTTACAGATCCCGATCACATCACTGAATTCTACAACAATGCAGACAATAGGATCATCAAGAAAGTACAGGGTTACTTGGCTGAGTTAAATGAAAAAGCCGCTATTAAACCCGTAGATATTATCTGCTTGACTGAGGAGTGCAAGAAAGAATTCCCAGTGAACATCACCTTTGACTACGCGAGTTTTTTCGCATAAGGCTCTTAACGCTAGATAACGACGCGGTCGCGGCCTTGATAGAAGGCTACGACAAAGAGGTAAGAGCCTATAGAGATGATGCGTTAAGGATGGCCTGGTACATGCGGGGTAGCCTTAGCTACGAAGATGCTATGCTGTTGACCTTTACAGATCGAGAGCTAGTCAATAAGATAATCAAAGATAATATAGAAACAACAGAAAAAACCAAGCTGCCTTTCTTCTAGGAAGGTAGTTATCTCAAAGTTACAAC